CATTATTAAACCAGTTAGGTGTTTGATAGTGCATAAAGAAGTTTGATGTGTCGTTAATGACACTATATATTTTAACACGTTCTCCAGCATTTGTCAAGCTATATTCTGTAGTATTTTCAACAGTAGGTACTACAATAGTTGTACGTAGTGTAGACCACTGGTGTGAGTCTTCTACTACTTGCTTTGCATCATTAACAAAGTCACCTACCATTTTACTGTAAGTGTTTTGTGTTACACTTGCTACTTCATCTTCTCGTAGCCTACGTAGTACCTCGTTGACTATGTTCAAATATGTGGTACTCATACAAATCCTCTAAATAAATTTAAGGAGACAGGAGCTTGATAACCTTGTAAAGGAAGTGTTCTTTCCAGTAACTCAGGTGCTTCATATGTTTTTCTAAACTTATAGTCTTCAAAGTCTTTAGGTGTAAAGCCTGTCCCTACGCCCCCACCAGTGCCTCCTCCCATACCAGCTAGTAAGCCTAGTCCTAGTCCTGCGCCTATGCCAGCCCCTGCACCTTGGCCCCTGCCTGTACCTAACCCTTCACCGTATCTGGCTTCTCCAGCAGCTTCACCTGCTGCTACAGCTTCTCCATATCTAGCTTCACCAGAAGCAATAGCATCTGCTAAAGCATCTGCTTGAGCTTGTGCGTCTGCTGCTCTAGATGCATCTGCGGCTGCTGCATCTGCGGCTGCTTGAGCTTGTTGTTCCGCTAAACGTGCTTCTGCTGCGTCTGCTCTAGCCTCTGCTTGTGCAATAGCTTCTTTTTCTGCTTCGGCTTTAGCTTCAGCGGCTGCTCTAGCCTCTGCTGCTTTTCTAGCTTCTTCAGCTAAACGTGCTGCTTCAGCTTCTCTAGCGGCCTGTGCTTCCGCTGCTTGCCTTTGAGCTTCTGCTTGCCTTTGAGCTTCTGCTTCTGCCTCTAGTTGTGCAGTAGTGTCATCAACAACAGTGTCTTCCAAGATGTCTGTAGGCTCTGTAGTTGTTGGAGGCGTAGGCTCAGTTGTAGGTGCTGTAGTAGCTACAGGCGTAACTGGAGGAGCTACTGTCGGCTGTGGTGCTGTAGTAGGAGCAGTTGTAGACGCTAGTGTAGCTAATGTGTTAGTTAACAAAGCACTGGTAACAGACCCCGGTGACGTTAGTGTTGGAGGTTGAACTACAGGAGTTATAGTTGCACTAGGCGCTGCGGGTGCAGTGACTGTCGTTGCTGGTGCTGATGGTGCTGCTGCACTTGAAGCTCCACCTCCGCCTCCGGGCGGGGTAGGCACTACAGGACGCTCTATCTTTGGTTCTGTCAGAGCCTCAACATTTACAATAGCATCAGTTTCAGGACGATAAACGTCTGGAAGAATGTCTGATTTATACGCATCTGCGCCGCTTCTTCTTAAATAATCCTCAACTACTTGTCTTTGTTGGCCAGACATATCAGTAGTTGTAATACCTCCAAATACTTCTGATATTTCTTGAGCTAGTATATTGGGCCTACTAGGGTCAAAAGCAGTGTTCCTGACACCATCAAAACCAAAAGCCTCAAGACCCGCAGTGTCTCCAAAACCAATTAATAAGTTTTCAAGTGAGTCATTACTCATAGAGTTAAGACGTTCAAGAGCATCTGTAGAGGAATACCCTAGTTCTTCTAAATTACCTATGGCTCTTTCTAAAGCATCGTATCTAGGAGTTTGAGCATCTGTAGGTTCTAAAAAATCAGTAACCGTATCTGTTACAGTTTCTTTAGCACCTGTTATGGTATCTCTAACTTCTCCTACAGTATCTTCAACTTTCTCTACAGCTTCTTTAGCTTTGTCTACTACAGAAGGTTCTTCAGCAGTTTCTCCAGTAGGAGCAGTTACTTCGCCGCTATCTCTTAGTGCTTCTAAAGCATCTTTGCCAAGAGACATACCAGCAGCAAGTAAGCCTGCTTGTAAAGGATCGCCACCCGTTAGTTCTGCAATAGCAGCAGAGCTAAGTCCTCTAGCACCAGCAGTACCAAAAGTACCTAAGTCTGCTCCAGTAATAAGAGGATCTGCAAAGCCACCTAAGCCACCTGTAATAGCCGCTGTTAAAGGATCGCCACCTGTGACTCCTGCTGTAGCTGCCCCAGTTAAAGCTCCTGTAAGGGCAGGCTGTAATGCTGCTGGCGCACCTATGCCTGAAGATATGCTTCCTGCTAATGGCCCAAATAAACCTGCTCCAGCTATTGCAGGTAGTCCAGCTTCTACAACATCTCCTACGTAGTCCATGAAGCCTTTGCTTCTGTCTACAGTCTGTATCTCACCAAAAGTAAAAGGATCGTATACGTACTCAGATGCGTTGTTACGGCTTATGCGCTGTGGAGATATGTCATATTTGGCATATATCTTCTGTACTTCAGGTGAGCGTTCATAAGCCTGTATCAGTGCATTCTGATAACTCTGACCTTCTAGCTGTGCCTGTGCCACCTCTGGAGCCATGACAGGCATAAGTTCTTCTTGGAACTTCTTTAGGTTCTCATTAGAGATATTGCCGTAGTCAAAGTCATAACCCTTAAAATCTTCTAGGGTCTTATCAAATGCAAACTCACCTACGTTACTCTTGTCTATGCCACCGGGGACAATAAACCTATCGTCAACTGGAGCAGCATAAGCACCTGCTTCAGCCATGTCAGCGCCGGATGTAATATATCCTTGATTTGATAAAGAGCCTTGAAGGATGTCAGCAAACTTTGATGGATCTTCTCCAGCACGTAGGGCATCGTAGTAAGAGGATATGTTTGCAGGCTGTAATCGTGCTGCTTTAGCTGCATCTGCTTCTGCTTGTAGCCTATTACGTTCAGCTACTTCTTCTTTTAGTGCAGCAAGTCTAGCCGCCTCAGCAGCTTGGTATTCACGCTCTGCTCTGCCTCGTTCTTCTGCTTGTCTTTGTAGAGCAACAGGGTCAAAGCCTCCACTACCAAACAATCCTCCGGGTATAGTTATTTGAAACATTACTTACCCCAGTGAGACAAAGTTTTGATACCAAAGCTGGCAGCTATAGCGCCACCTAAGAATGCTTTGTAGTAGTCAGGCATAGTAGACAATACGGAAAACCCTTCTTGTACATAGGGAACCATATCAGGGATGAAGGCTCCAATTAAAGGTAAACTCAAAATAACTGCAAACCATTCGTCCTTCCATGAGGACTGTGATGCAGCGGCTTGTTGAGTTTCCCAGTCTGCGTCAGCATTAATCTTACGCATTTTGGACTCATGGACAGCTTGCTTTTCAGCAGCTTTATTTTTAAGAAAAGTACCAGCTAAGTTAGCTACAGGGCCAATCAACGCTTGCCACATGTTACACTCCTTAAAGATAAAGCTAAGGGGCCACTGCAGCGCAGCCCCCAGCTAAATGATTGTTACTTAGGAACAACCAAAGTCAAACCTGACTCAGGACGCAGTACGTTTACGCCGTACAGAGTATCTGAGGTGAACAGGTTAGCAAGGAACTCTTGCTTGTACTGAGTCTGAGAACGAACTCCCAGTTGCTCAGCCATTACAATTGCATCCTTCTGGAACAACAATGCGCCCAAAGAGTCTACAGAGGAAGCAGTGTTATCAGCAGCGGTTTCAACAACAGGGCAGTTGGTGCTAACAAATACGTCAATGCCGTACAGTTGACCAATCTGACCACCAGTTACCTGACCGTTGTTTACAAAGTCAGAACTTACGTAACGGTCAATACCCATGATGGTGTTGCGTACTGAAGGAGGAATGACGAAGCAACGGTTTTCCATTGGTACGTCAGCATCGTCTAGCTTCTGGATGATAGCACGGAAACCAGCGTCAGTGAATACATCAGCAGTGGTTACAGTGTCAGCCGTATAGGTAGACAGGCCGTTGGTAGCGTCTACAAAGAACGTACCGCCATTGTTGAGGTAAGTCGTAGAAGACGTACCAGCAGAACCAAGGCCAGTAGCCAAGCTGTGCAGGTCGGTGTCAACTTGCTTAGCCAAAGCGTAGCCAGCATCTTCCGTGTAAAACTGACGTAGTGAGCTAAGAGCCTGTACGTCCGTAATGTCTTCAATCAGACGTGAGTATTCAAAGTGCTTGTCAATAGAGATCTGCACTTCACCTTCCGTAGCGTTCTGAACCGTTACAGCGGTGTTCTCAGCTTTAGCGTGAGCATCACCACGGACAGGCTTAGGCACATGGATGGTATCACCCTTCTTGCCAGCCATAGACATCTTCTTGACAAGGTTTGCCAATACAAGGTTCTTCTGGTAGGC